GTCCTTTGGGGGCGGAGGTGAAGGCGCTGCACATCCTCCAGCACAGCCTGGGCCTGGACGAATACGGGCGCGGGCCGCAATACCGCAACCACTTCGTGACGGGCGAAGGCAGCGACGATCACCCGCTCTGCATGGCGCTGGTGAAGGACGGCCTGATGGAACGGCGGGGCGGCTCCGTGCTCACCGGCGGGGACGACGTGTTCATCGTCACGCACGCCGGCATCCAGTTCGTCGCGGACAACAGTCCCACGCCGCCGAAACTCACGCGCAGCCAGAAACGCTACCAAGGCTATCTGGACGCGGATTGCGGCCTCACGTTCGGGGAGTGGTTGCGATGGAACTGATGCGCCGCCTCATCCCCGCCGCCCGCCGCGCCCGCATCTGGGTCGTGCGCGTCGCCGCGTCCTTCCTGCTGCTGACGGGCTTCCTGCCCCGCGCTCTCGCCATCGAGTATTGGCGCTGGCTGATATCCGACATGGGCCCGCAGCACCCCTGCTTCGCCCAGGTGCTGATCGAACTCGCCGAACTGGAGGCCCGCCATGCGTGATGACATCGCCTACGTCTATTCGTACTTCCGTCGCAAGGGCTTCGGCCGGCGCATGTCGCTGTCCATGGCCCAGTACTGCTGCGACCCCACCCGCCCCTACACGTCCAACCTGGAGAACACGAAATGACCGCTGTCGCCGAACTGCAACTGACCGAGATCGAGGAGATGCCGCCGGCCGAGAAGCCCCGCGCCCACCTCACCCTGGTCGACAACTCCCCGATGGCCCGGATGATGGCCGCGCTCGACCGCGGCGTCAGCCCCGATCAGGTCGGCCAGATGATGGCGCTGCAGGAGCGCTACGACGCCAACGAAGCGCGCAAGGCGTTCCACATCGCATTCGCTGCCTTCAAGGCCGAGGCGATCGAGATCGTCAAGAACAAGCACGTGACGGACGGCCCCCTGAAGGGCAAGTCCTATGCTGAGTTGTTCTCCGTGGTGGATGCCGTCACCCCGGCGCTGTCCAAGCATGGGCTGTCCACCTCCTGGAGCCTGACGCGCGACGAGCCCGCCTGGATCGAGGTCACCTGCACGCTGGCGCATGCGCAGGGCCACTGCGAGAAGGTCTCCATGGGCGCCCCGCCGGACACCACGGGCGCGAAGAACGCCGTGCAGGCCCGCGGCAGCACCAAGAGCTACCTGGAGCGCTACACCGTCAAGGCGATCCTGGGCGTGGCCGAGAAGGGCGAGGACGACGACGGCGCCGGCGGAGCGAAGGCCGCCCTGGTCGACACCTGGCTGGCGAGGGTGAAGGAAGCCCAGAGCTACGAAGACACCAATCGCCTGCACCGCGAGGGCTCCGAAGCCTTCAACAAGGCCAAGGACGTCGACGGCTACAAGCAGTTCGCCGCCGCCATCCAGGCCCGCCGCAACGAGTTGCGCAGGAAGGAAGCCAGCCATGCGTAACGCGCTCGATCGATTCGAGGCGAAGTTCGTCAAGACCGCATCATGCTGGGAGTGGACCGCGGCACTCGGAAACAAGGGCTACGGCCACTTCTGGTTCCAAGGCCGCCCGCGCCCCGCCAGCCAGGTCAGCCACCTCTTGTATGTCGGCCCGATTCCCGAGGGGATGTTCGTGCTGCACCGCTGCGACAACCGCAAGTGCGTCAACCCCAGGCATCTGTTTCTCGGTAGCAACCGAGAGAACATGGACGACATGGTCCGGAAGGGTCGTCAGGCAAAGGGCGAAGCCCTCGGAACCGCAAAGCTCTCTGCGGCACAAGCTCGCAGCATCCGCTCGGACCAGCGCAGTCAGCGGGTCATCGGCCGCGAATACGGCATCAGCCACACCGTCGTCGGTCAAATCAAGGCCGGCCAAATCTGGAGACATGCATGAAGGAATTGGCGATCCGCTGCTCGTCGCTCGGGCTGCTGATGACGGAGCCGAAGCTGAAGAGCGAAGTTCTGTCAGTTGGCGCAAAAACGTACCTGCGACAGCTCGCCGCCGAAGCCATCTTCGGCATCGACTTCGTCGTCTCCAGCAAGGAAATGGAGAAGGGCATTCTCGTTGAGCAAGACGCCATCGACATGCTAAACCGCGTGCGTGGCCTCTCACTCACGAAGAACACGGAGCGCCGGAGCAACGGGCTCATCACCGGCGAGTGCGATCTATTCAACGCACCCGTGCGTCGCGGCCACGACATCAAATGTTCCTGGTCCGCCAAGACGTTCCCGATTGCGGCCGAGGACTGCGTGGACAAGGTCTACGAGTTCCAGATGCGCGGCTACATGGCCCTGTGGGACGCGGGCGAATGGTCGGTGGACTACTGCCTGGTGAACACGCCGGAGAAGCTGATCGGCTTCGACCCGCTGACGCTGCACATCGTGGATCACATCCCCGAGCACATGCGGGTGACGTCGTGGGTCGTGACGCGCGACGCCGACAAGGAAGCGGCGATCTGGGAGAAGGTGAAGCACGCCCGCGCGTACTACCAGGAAGTGATCGAGACGTTCGACCGGACGCACCAGGTCCCCATGTTGGAAGCCGCCTAGGTATTCCATCTAAGAACACAGACGCCAGGAGAAAGAGATGAGCGACAGAGAACTGCTGGAACTGGCTGCAAAGGCTGCGGGGATCAACGTGAAGCCTTTCGCCATCAAACCAGCCGAAGGCGAGGGAGACGGATTCATCGGCTTCATGGCCGAAGGCTCGCCGCGTGGGTGGTGGGACCCGCTGACCGACGACGGCGATGCGCTGCGGCTGGCGGTGAAGCTGCGCATCAGCATCACGATGAGCGAATACGGGCGCGTGGTCTGCCGGGCCGGAGAGTGGACGCGAAGCATCGAACCCTATGGCGACGACCCTCAAGCAGCAGTGCGTCGCGCGATCACCTGTGCTGCCGCTGCCATCAGTAAGGCCACCATGCCCGAACAAACAAGCACTGGAGCCCGAAAGGGTGAGGACTGAGCCTTGATCGCAGCGCTTTTTGTTGAAACGGACGGGGCCTACTTCGGCCTGCCTGGCGTGGACCCGTGGGATGAGCCACGCGATGCCAGGAAGTACGCCGGCCCCTACCCCGTCGTCGCGCACCCGCCCTGCCAGCGCTGGGGGCGGTTCTGGCACGGATCAACCCGCAAGCCACACCAGTTCAAGCTGGGCGATGACGGCGGGTGCTTCGAGTCCGCGCTGTGGGCCGTGACCCGGTTCGGCGGGGTCATCGAGCACCCCTGCGATTCACACGCTTGGGCGGAGTTCGGCATCCCCAAGCCGCCGCGCACTGGCGGGTGGATCGGAGCCGGCATGGGCTACGGCATGCCGCTTGCCTGGACCTGCTGCGTCTACCAGGGCAAGTACGGGCACCTATCGGGGAAGCCGACATGGCTCTACGTGTCCGGCGTCAGTTGCTCGGATCTACCGGAACTGCGCTGGGGCAAGACCGAGCAACGATTGCACCCGGTCGCCCTGGAGCGCCACGGGTACGCGAAAGCCAGGCGCATCGGAATGATGGCAATGGTCGGCGGCAAGGACAAGACGCGGATTCGCAACGCCACCCCGCCGGAGTTCCAGGAAGTGCTGATCGCCATCGCAAAGAGCGCGGCGCAGGAAAGGCTTGCAGCATGACTGCCTTGCACTGGAGCCTGGTCTTCCTTGCCATCTCGGTCGGCTGTTTGCTGCTGCCTGCCGTGATCCTTCTTTTCGTCACGCGGGGCCTCACCCCCTGGAGGAATCGTAAAAATGGCTGACCAAGTTCCGATGGATCTCCCGCGATGCCCGACGCATCCCGAGTTCCAGATGGTCGTGCGCCCAACAACCCACCAGACCCCGGAGCAACTGTTCTGCGGCGTCTGGTACGACTGCCAAGCGTGCTCGCAGAGCGTGCTGTTCAAGGGCGTGCAGCTTGACGCGCATCTCGCTTCCACCCCGGAGGTCCCCCATGCCTGATACCAACCTGCGACCCTGTCCTTTCTGCGGGGGCGAAGCGAAGGCTGGCGTCATGCCAGTGGACGATGGCGGGCACTTCGTTGCTTGTACCAAGTGCGGCGCGAGCACGAACCTGCGGTTTGCTTGCGGTGACGACCCGGTTCCTTTGCAGGTCGAAGCCTGGAACCGTCGCACCCCTTCT